GTGAAATTATGTGAATTAAACGATATATATTCAGATACAAACCCGTTATCTATATCATATGTAATAAATTCAAGTCCTAAAATTAAATTAATAAGCGATGTAGGTCCTGAATACACCGCAACTATTCCAAATGGAACTTATACAAAAAATACTTATATTGCAGCTATAAAGACAGCGCTTTTAACAATAAATTCTCCTCCGGATGTAACAGTAGAAACAGAAGTAAAGGAAGATTTAACCTTGGGAAAATTATCTATTTCATTATCTATTCATGTAATTATTTCTCCCGATGATGAATTAAGCGAATTAGATTATGAGATGATATTTGAAGATTCTGGTGCTAATAATTCTTGGGTAAATTATCTTGGAATAATGAATTCAAGTTATATATTGAGTAATTATCATAATATAGGTTATGATAACTCTACAATAATAGCGGAAAACCCAATAAAAGACCAAGTGATAAGCATAGACTTTACAAATAATAAATTTAATATATCACCGCAAACAACAACAACCGGAGACAATACTGTCGCTATTACTATTCCTGATGGTAATTATACGAAAGCGCAGCTATATTCGATAATAAATTCTGAGTTTAGTAAGGACTCGATATCTAACGGTTCTTTAATTCAATCAATATGGGATGCGAGTGGAAACGAATACGTAAAATTAAGACTGAATATGAATAAAATATATACAGCAAAGGATTATAGTTTGACATTTTATAATTTTACGGATTATGTCTCATGTATTACCATGCCCGATGGACATTCTACGTTAACTCCTATTCCATGGGAGGGAACAATGGGGTGGATGTTAGGATTTCATTCTAATACGTCTTATAATTTGAATAAAGATTATAACCCGGATAATGTTTATACAAATAACGCAATTACGGGAGTCGTTACAATAAGAGGCGATTCTGTTATTAATACTAATAGTTTGACGAATATATATATAGTATTGGAAGACTATGCGCAAAATCATATTAATGACGGAATAGTAAACGCAACACCTCGAACTAAATCATATAAACTTCCATCTTATACGAGTTTAGCATCGGCAAAATGCGATCCGGTATCCTCTAAAAAAACTATTTTATCATATGATAATTTATCAAATCCTGGAGCGCTTTTAACTTCGAATCAATATTTCGCAGGAACGGAGCAATTAAGAGAAACATTGATGGTGGATAATTCAAACTTGACAAATATTACAAGCACGTCTATGAGAAATATAATGTCTGTAGTTTTTCTGAATAAATTACCGGCTTGGGGGCAGCCATTTGTAGATAACGGCGGTGGTAACTTGAACCAAGACCGTAAATATTTCGGACCGGTTAATATTTCTAGGATAACGTTACAACTAATTAACGATCAGGGTTATTTAATGGATTTAAATGGATCAGATTGGTCGGTTACGTTATTATGTGATATGTTATATAGTTCTCATGACGGGAAATAATTTTAGAGACATATATTATAATGTCGATAGTCACTTTAAAACGAAAAACCGCTACTCAGTATAATAATATGAGCGTGGGCACAAAAGGAGGGTTTTCATTAAATGGTGGGTATCGTAATCAAGGATACGTCGGGCAAAACGTTATTTCGAGATCTTTACCGAAAACACCTATGCGAGGAAACGCAATGCGCGGTCACGGTGGCTGCTGTGGAACTTATGTTATTCGACCACCTATTCAATCTGCAGTAGTATCCCAAGAAAATTCCAATATAATTAAGCCGTCGGTTCTTGGAACGGATGGAATGATTTCAATTACATATAGATGGATTACTCGACCTCAACCTTTTACAAGCGTAAAACCTGATGATACTTTAAATCAAAACACGCAAGGTGAATATATATTTTCTTTATCACGTAAAACACTGCAAACATTAAAAAAATGTAATCGTGCTGCTCCTCCGAAAATCCCCGGTTGTTGTTCTACGTCTTCAAGTATTCTTGGACGTAAAACAGTTCCAGGAGCGGTCGTTAAAAATCCTCCCGTGAAAAACACCTGGCGTTCTTACGACGAATATATGCAGAACTGGGATGCAGAATGCACTCAAAATGATGTATTTATTCATTTATCTTCAACACAAAATTCGTGTATTTTAGGGAGTAAATAAAACTTGCCGTAAAATTGATATAATATCGCAGTAAAATTTCGATATTATAAAAGATGGATCCTGTCGAGAAAGAATACATTGAGACATTAACCGAAAAGGAACATAAGGCTTATGAAATCGCAGTTTCGCATTTGGGATCATCGTTTGATTTAAGTAAATCGAGCGGGTTTATAAAATGGAAGAAGGAGAACGCACTTCCTACGATACCCGAAGACACAAAATAGTATTAATTAACTGACTTATCTATTACTTTAAATTCTCTATAACTAAGAACTCTGTTTTGCACCGACGTCGAACTTTCGACCAAAGATTTGGATAATTCGGTTGAAAATCGCTTCATATTCTTGGGAATGGTTTTAATGATATTAAAATTGGTTATTTTACCGAGATGGATGAATTTGTTTTTATTCAGATCCTTTGGTTTATTTATATCCTTTGGTTTACTCGCATCCTCAGGCGTAGTATTCTTGGAATATTCTACTTTATTGGATGTTTCTATAGAATATTTTTTCAATTTTGCAAATGGACCTGATATAATATTATTAGCGGAACGAGATTTGTTTTGTTTTTCTCTTTCGACAGCGTCTTCGTGTTTTCGCATCTTAAGGAAAGGTGAAATCATTTTATCAGTTACAAAATAAGATTCGTCCATAAAAAAATCTCGACATAGAAACGTTCTACAATACTTCATTGAAACTGCATTTAAAATATCATAATTCGCCTGTCTATCTGAATAATAAGAGAAACCTTCTTTATACGCATCATAAAACATGATAATAATATTGTTATCAACACATTCTATCAATAATCGCGTCTTCCAGTTACTCTCGAGATGATTATTCGGAAATTGGACGATTTTATTATATTCGGGTCTGATATAAAAAACGGGTTCAATATTTTCATTGGCTACTTTTTCATCAAATGATTTCATGAATACGTTTTTTTGATACTGTTTATATTTATCGTTTTCTGATAGTTCAAAGACGGGTTCGTAGCGTTTTATTGAGGGTCTAAATTTCCAATCAAAAAAAGAGCGAATAAATGCAGTAAATATATTGATTACCCACCACATTATACTATTGAAAATCAATAATTTTAAATGGTTTCATCGTTAATTTACAAGTCATATGTGAGCATTTTCTATCTGAGAACGGCGTAATTCAAACAAGTCGAGCATTTCCTTTTCCAAGAACGGAACTTCAATACGATCATAAGTCTTATAAGGATTATCAGGATGAAGACACACCAAATATAATCCGGTCACCTTCTTCCCATATTTTTGTTCCAAGATTGTCTTATAGACATTGAGTTGAAGTGAGTAATGCCAGAAGTTCGTATCCGGTAGATGCGAAATACACGGAGTAAGCGCGGACTTATTATAAGGACTCTCGTATAAAATCTCCTTACAGCGCTTCCAATCATAGATTTGGATCGTCCCATCGGGGTTCTCGAAAATCATATCGATCGAACCCGAGATCTTGATTTCTTCGTAATAAACCATCCACTCCGTGCGATAAGGCTTTAATTCTGGGAAATCGCGAACGAAACGCTGGAACCATTCATATTCGATGCTTGTATTAGTAACCGGCAACTTATTAAAGTAGCATTCAATATCGTAGTGCATATTTGTTCCCGCTCCGGAAGCCGAATCGCGATTTTGATCCCAATCCGCCTTGATTGTCTCGCGCGTCATTCCGTAATATTTATATGTAGGATCGGACATGCGTCTACCCCTCAGAATATTATCAATAATCGAATCGGCGTCGAAAACAGGGAAATGATGATGGTTCCACGTAGTGACGGAGGTAAATCCCTGTTGTCCATGAACCGTATAGATATGCGGACCTTCATCGAAAGTTATAAATTGATCACGTGGATGCGCATTGAGTTTGGCGAGATAATCAGGAATCGGTCGCGACATGGTTTGGATTATTATATTCTTGGTAATATAAAGCAAACGTTATATCAATTTTTATCTGTTATTATAATAAGAATAATAAATAATGATTATCAAAACAGAAAAGAAAGGAAACGTCACTGTTTACCATGTAAAAAAAGAATATGATGATGCGAAGATGGAAAAGAAACTAAATACGCATATAAAACCAGAGCATATAAAGACAATTATTGATCACGATGCGGATGTCTATGCGGAAGACGGTAAGTTATTGCTACGATTTAGAAAGAAGGCGATATCCAATAGCGATCATATTGATGCGTTTTACAATAATATTATTAAATTCGCGAAAAACGTCAGTAGTAACCGGGGAAATGCCACGGGATCCAAGACGCATAATCTTAGAACGAACCCCAAAGTTATGAGTAATATTTTTGGATTTTTCGACAGTTGGTCCCCGTCCCAGAAAATTATATTCCGAAAACACAATAAAACACCAAAAATTGCTGTTCGTGAATGCCGATTTAATATGGAATATCCCGATGAATATACAAAGACAATACCGATGATCAAGGACATCGATGCGTTATATGCGAAACTCATTCCGGAAAAATATAAACTCCAGAAGAAAAAGGCGAACCAGACACACTTCAAAATCGCAAATACGTCGTTCACTACGGTAACCACCAACGTGAATTATCAAACCTCGATTCATACCGACAAAGGCGACGACGTAGAAGGTTTCGGAAATTTAGCGGTTATCGAACGCGGTAATTATAAAGGTGGCGAAACGTGCTTACCACAATATGGTATTGGTGTAGATGTGCGTATGGGTGATATTTTATTTATGGACGTTCATCAGCCACATGCGAATTTGCCTATTAAAAAAGAGAACGATGAAGCTATCCGATTATCCATTGTTTGCTACTTGAGAGAAAAGGTTTGGCGAAATACGGCGGGTAGGACCAGGCGCTTTTACGAAACCCATAATAAGACGTTGAAAAAAATATTCAGGCATTAATAAAATACCTATAGGTAATATATACAAAACATAATACATATAATGTCATCGGATTATGTAGTCGCCATTCCGTCCTATAAACGCCAAGATGTCCTCGCAAAAAAGACTTTGAAAACTCTGAAAGACGGTGGCGTCCCGAAGTCCAAGATCTTTATCTTTATGGCAAACGAAGAAGAATGCGCGAATTACGAAAAAGAGATACCCAAGGATCTCTATAACAAACTCGTAGTCGGTGTAAAAGGTATTACAAATCAACGCAAATTCATCGTGAAATATTTCCCGGAAAATCAATACGTGGTTTCTATTGACGACGACGTAGAACGCATCGAAAAGAAGACCGGCGAACAGACTCTCGGAAAAGTAACGAATGTAGACAAGTTTTTCAGAGACGGTTACAGCGACTTAAAAAAACAGGGCTTATATATTTGGGGAATTTACCCGGTGCGTAATCCTTTTTTCATGAAGTCCAAGGCAACTACGGATCTGAAATTCATTATCGGGGTTTTACGCGGATTTATTAATCGTAAATCCAAGGATTTAGAACCCTCGCCCAGTGCCGAGGGTAAGGAGGACTATGAACAATCGATCTTGTATTTTAAGAAAGACGGCGGTGTATTACGTTATAATGGCGTAACCACGAAAACCAAGTTTAATTCGGCGGGAGGTCTTGGAAAAGACCGGTTTGAAATGAATAAAAAAGCCGCCGAGTATTTGCAAAAGGCGTATCCGGATTTGGTGACCATTTTCCATAGAAAAAACGGAATGACCGAGGTCAAATTAAAGCGCGAATCTTCGACTAACAACACCACAAAGTCGAAGAAATCCAATAAACACAATAAAACATCTAAGAAAATTAATTAAATACAGTAAGTTATAATATATTATTATAAAAACCATACACCAATGACAACACGATTTAAGCTTTTATCTGAAATTCGACCAGGTAAAAGCTATAAACTCATAACCTTCAATCATGGCATAAGAATGGCGGATTTTCAATTAGGACGCACGGATTCCAAGAACATTAAGGATGTCACGGTTCTTGGAAAACTCCTGGAGATCCGGCAATACGGAAGATCTTATGACCCGGATATTTCGCTTTGTTTTGAAATGGAAAACGGCGATTCTCTGTTGTTTGACCCTTCGTTTGGATCGACCGAAGCTTATATAGAATACGAAATTGATACGGAAGAAAAATCAAGACAGCGGATCCAAGAACGTACGCGACTATTGAGTGTAGAAATTGAAGGAAATGACTGGGCTTTAAGACCGGAAAATGTGGTCGGAACACAAGGAATCGATATAAGTAGATTTTCGTCTCCTTAACTATTATGAATACTCATTACCAGCCAAATTTTCAATATTTTTTTCTATTTGGTTATACAACCACTTTTTGATTTCGGACTTACGCCGATCTTCACTTTGCTTTCCGACACCGTTGATTTTTTGCATATATTCCAAGTTTTTCTCCTTTTCGGATTCCGACGAATTGATCAAATCCGCGTTCTCAATCTGCCATTTGATGAATTCTTGGAGAAACCGATGCGAAAGACGGTCCATCCATCGGTCCAGATCTTCACCTGTTGCGATTCTCCATGACGATGTTCCTAACGCCACGTCCTTTACAAATAAATAAAGCGTCCCGGGTTTTTGTGTGAATGCTCGAACGGGCGAGTTTGTAACCCGTTCTAAATGCGAATGAATACACTGCTTCATTCCTTCAGCAAGACCATTTTCGAATACATACTGTAAATGGTCTTGGTCTACTTGAATTTGCTTCGTCCATTCGACAAATGATTGCAATGGTATATAGCTCGATGGACCATGTAGCCAATCTATTATTAATCTCCTCTTTTTGATAAGCATAGAATCCTTTAGCGTTTCGACTTCTTTTTGTAGTTTAGAAACTTGTAGAGTTAGGTGTTGTATGAGTTTGTATTGATGCTGAGGACTGGGCAAAATTTCAAACAGTTCGGTCTCTCTATCATGCTCTCGTTTTGATTTCGCAAAGAAGTCGCAGCTAGGAACATGTTGGTCGAATAGATCCTTGAACCGGAACGATCGGTCGCATATTTTACAGTGTTGATTATTCATTTGTCTTATTAAGAGTGAAGTGTATAATAGTTACGATTTCAATTTTTAATCAATTTTACACCTTTGCGCATTTATCGGCTAACTGGATTTCAATGTATAAAATATAAGTATATTTATATGATTAAAATAATTTTGCCCATTTTGATAGGTGTTTTAGTTGTTGTTTTATTTATTTATATGTTTGATAGATATATTTTTGGAAGACTGAAAGAGGGAGCATCCGACTCTAGTTCAGGGTCAGACTCAGCATCAGGATCAGCATCAGACTCTGCATCAGGATCGGCATCAGGGTCAGACTCAGGATCGGCATCAGGATCGGCATCAGGATCGGCATCAGGGTCAGACTCAGGATCAGGATCGGCATCAGGATCGGCATCAGGGTCAGACTCAGGATCAGACTCTGCATCAGGATCGGCATCAGGATCGGCATCAGGGTCAGCATCGGAATCGGGGTCTGCATCAGACTCTGGTGGTTATGTGTCTCCAGATGTTCGCCATTCGTCGACTATTATAGGATCATCATATTCAAGCTCAGGCGAAGAAGTCGAACAAGTCGAAAAAGGCGAAGAAGAAGAAGAAGGCGAAGACGAAGAAGAAGAGGAAACAAACGTCTGGCGTGACGCGGCTCAAAATTTCAGAAAAACATTGTATTGTTATTTCTTCGATCCACATGATAGTACCTGTAAACATGATTTAGATGATATTGATACGGCAGCGTCAACATATGTTGCCGCAGTAGAACTAGACAATTTACAATCTCACGTAAACGATCGGTTGTATAATTAAAAATATGTATAAGTATATCATAAATGAGTGATTATTTAGATGATGCCGCGCTATTTATGACCCCTAGAGTAACACAACACGGGGGTCATATGATTATGACAAACGTTCAAAAACAAACCCGACAAAAATACATTAATCTGGATACACGATTCAGGGACGATTTCCAAGCCTCGAATCTAATAAACTATAACATCACTCTACCTGAACGCATCAATGAAGTAAAATCAATAACGGTTTCTAATATCGAGCTGCCAATTTATTATTACAACATTTCGGAAAATCTTGGAAATAATTCGTTTGGGTTGACTATTTCAGACAAACCTTTTACAATAATAATCCCCGACGGTCAATATGATATTTCTGGAACAATCGCCGCAATAAATACATCTATAGGCGCTGCAGGTATCACGAATATAAACTTTTCTATTAAAAATAACAAATCTATATTTGTAAACACAAATACAACGATGCCGGCAATGATAGATTTTTCAATAACAAGTAGTGGCGTGTCCAATTCCTCTAATTTAAAATTCAAATTTGGTGGAATTCTAGGCTTCCAATATCCCGAATATATGTTAACGAGTAACTCGCCGTCTATAACAAGCACCGGAACAGTGAATCTGAATGGACCTAGATATTTGTACGTAATCATTGACGAGTTTTCGGGAAAGGGTAATCAAGCAGCGTTTTCAACCCAGTTACAGAACTCCTCTCTTGGAAGAAATATCCTAGCACGAATTCAAATCGACGGGAGAAAATATCCGTACGGGTCGACTTTGACCGCGAATCGAGGAAGTAGTGGGCTATTAACATCCAATATTCGTAGCTATAACGGTAAAATAGACGTTCAGCGATTTAATATACAACTCGTGAATGAAGCGGGAACTATTATGGATTTGAATGGACAGGATCTCGCATTATGTTTATTCGCCGATTACGAATAGTAAGAGGTTTATTTCAGATCCTCCGCCTACGCGGTAAAATTGAAATCGAATTATCTCATTATGACACTTTAACTATCATAATGAACACAGAAAATTTATCCCCAGAACAAAAATACGCATATGAGCAATTTAAAAAGGGCGAAAATCTCTTTATCACCGGACCAGGAGGAACCGGTAAAACGAAAATCATCGGACACTTAGTGAATCATTGTGCCGCGAATATAATCCCTCATCAAGTATGTGCACTTACCGGATGTGCTGCGCTTTTACTGAATTGCGGAGCACGAACCCTTCATTCATGGAGCGGCATCAAGCTCGCCAAAGGACCCAATCATTATACGATTGCGAATATTCGGAAAAACCGGCGTATTTGCGCTGAATGGCGTAAAGTAAAAGTCTTGATTGTGGACGAAGTCAGTATGATGTCTTTGAAAATATTCGAACTTATTGAGGAGGTCGCTCGTGCGACCCGATTATCGCAACTTCCCTTTGGTGGAATTCAAGTCGTGTTTTGTGGCGACTTTTATCAACTTCCGCCCGTAGGAACAGCCGGACAACCGGAGACTGAACTATTTTGCTTCGAATCGCCTATTTGGAACCAGGTATTTCCCGGAAAAAATCACGTACAACTCCAGACCATCTTTCGTCAGGTAGACCCATTGTATAAATCGATTCTACTGCAGATTCGCGAGGGGGCTTTATCAGAGGAAAACGCGAATATTTTAAAGGGATATGTGAAACGCGAATTCAATCCAGACCAACATAACGGGTGTTTACCGACGAAACTGTTCCCGACGCGCGCGAAAACCGATTTCTTGAATAAACTCATGTTTTCCAAGTTGGCGGACCCAGAATATACGTTCAAATCAGAAAAGAAATACGATTGTAAGACGTATTTGGATTCAAATAAAGCGATTTCCACAGAGGATCTTATAAAAGGATCGAAACTATCTGCGCAAGAAATCGAATATGAACTCGAGGGACTAATGAATAGCTCGAATCTCCAAGATACGCTTATTCTTAAAAAGGGCGCGATTGTCATGTGTACGATGAATCTAGATATGGATTCTGGAATTTGTAACGGATCGCAGGGAATCGTCATTGATGTTACTCAAACTATCCCGGCTTATCCTGTAGTGAAATTCTCGAATGGACTTGTAAAAACTATTCAGCCGCAGTTTCGGCAGTCCGATGAATACCCCACAATTGCGATTGGACAAGTTCCCCTGATGCTCGCTTGGGCACTTACCATCCATAAGATCCAAGGCGCAACCTTGGAAATGGCGGACATCGACGTCGGAACAAATATATTCGAATATGGTCAAACCTATGTCGCACTTTCTCGTGTTCAAAGTTTGGACGGGCTCTATTTGACCGCGTTCAATCCGGGACGTATTCGCGCGAATGAGTCGGTCCGAGCCTTCTACGGACAGCTACCAAAAAACGTAAATTATGCAGATTTGATCCAAGAGCAAATTATACCCCCGTCAGATACTAAGAAAATCCGATTATAAATTAATCTGACACTATTGTGAATTACAATTATTTATTTTGCCTCTGCATATATCTAGTAATAATATAAAATGTTATCGAGAATAGGTGATTATGAATATTATGAAACACCGGATAATCAAGATGTTTATTATGTGAATTTACATCGACAAGCCGGTTTTTTTATTACCGGTGATAAAACTATTATTAACGGATCTAGATATTATTCATATTATGATGGAGCGGAAGGGTTCGCTATTAGTAATCAAAACGTATTGAATAATATATCTGATTCTGATTTGGAAAATGCCGTTTACGTCGGTGATACTATTATATCAATATGTAAATGGTTTGTTACATACGGTCACTTCATGGACGAAGCATTCAATCTATGCGACTTCCAGAATAAGCTATCACATATATCAACAAAAGTATTATTGGATTATCATACAGATAATTTACTAATAACGAATTACCCCGTGTATTCGAATTATAAAACTATAGACGATATATTATTTGACGGAACAGGCGTAAATGCTTATTCTTATGGAATGAACATACTCAAAATGAAAAAACTTTATCTTGTGAAACACGCTATTACGGACCCAATGTTTCATGCATTTCCTGAATATTCTCGGAATAAAATTTTATCCAAGATTATAACTTTACGAAATACTCGCATGAAACTTATTTTTAACCCAGAAACGCGATTATTTATTACTAGAAACACCGCAAAACATATGCACCGAAATTTGGATAACGAAACACAAATAGAAGAATATTTACATATAAATCAATACATCGCCGTTAATCCAGAGCAGATTTCATTCGAAAAATTCATAGGGTTTTTATATAAAGCCAACCGCATAGCAATGACTTGGGGCGGTGCCCTAACAAATATGTGTTATTGTTCTCCAAATACGCATATTATTATTTTGAAATCCAAGTCTTACGAACACGAAAATCTGAGATTATTCGAGACTATAATACGGACGTATAAACTGAATGTTAGTGTGGTTTCACATAAAAATAATACTATCGAAATACCATTTCTTATATAAAATTGTAATATTTGTAATACACGATAATATTACAATTCATCTGTGCTGAGATATCAAAAATATTTAGTTACATATATGCAAAAACTCGTATTCTGGGTGAATTGCCAGGCAGGGGCGATTCATTATGCATTAAATAAATGTTATATGGGTGCATACGATATTCACCATTTCGCCAACTATCAATACATACGCAGTAAAAAAACGTTACCTGCGGAATTCTTGGACGCGGATATTTTTATTTATCAAAATTACTCGTATCGAGAGGACCCCACGTATGAATTATCAAACATATTGACCAATATTCTGAAACCGGGATGTAAGCGTATATGTATTCCGTTTTTACAATGCGATGCTCTGTTTTGCTATAGACCCGACTCCCCTAAGAATCATAAAACCATAAACCATGAATTTCCACATGGTGCTTTTTATAGCGGCGTCGAATATATTGAGAATTATCTCGACAGTAACACCCTGGAAACAAAATCGGAAATAATATCGCAATGTTATAAAACACTCATGAGTGACGATGTAGTGTCGCCGGAAATAATAAAACAATATTATGATCGGAATTTCGAATATTTTCGGAACAAAATCTTGGAAAGCGACTTGCCGGAATTATATGGGTTTATTAAATCGAATTTTGCCAAGATTCGGTTATTTCATAATAGGAATCATCCAACGGGGATATTAATGAACGAATTGGTAAAGGGGGTATTTCGGAAAATGGATCTTATATATCCATCACAAGATAAAGAAGCCCTGATCGATGTTTTCAATTACCATATGAATCTGAACGACTGGGTAATGCCAATCTTACCATGTGTCCAGCGTTATCATGGCTTGGAATTCGACTGTAACACGTGTTCTTCAAAATATAATCCTACCATAAAAGATATATATTCATTTGTTCAATCCTATGTTCATGCATTCCACTATCCTTTATTCAAACAATCTGATAAATTCCAAGACGATGGCTTTATTGAAAACGCCTCTTGGTTTTATGTTCCGTCGGATAAAAAACTAATACCTTGGTTCGCGAATATATGCCATTATTTTTTGATCATAAATGGAGATCATTATATCAGTGATTTTGAATATAGCGACGTTTTCTCAGAGTTTATCCAAGACGTAACCACCGATATTTTGGCGGTTTCGAAGACACCGCGTAAAATCTTGGAATTAGACCGCGTAATTTTCATCAAAATCCCGTTTTTGAATGCCGGGCATGCGTTTAGTAATATAACACGGGCAATATATAAGATAAAACATAATCCTCGGTTGTCCGACTACACAATAGTTATAACTCAGGAATTGGTGGATTTCAGTCCATTTTTACTTAGTATTATTCATTTATTTTTCCAAGACGTTGTTATTATCGACGAATATACAATCGTTAATTTCAAATCCGCTTATATAATCCGCGACTATTCTGTAAAATGCGATATAGCCAACGGTTATTTGATTGATCGAGTGAAATCTATCATAAATATAACCGACGCGAATGGGATATGCGATAATATTTGTTTGATAAAGACGCCGATTACGAAATCGGGTAATAATACTCGTGTGTTTGATGCCGAATATAACGATTTTATAAAAAAGTACGGATTTATGATAGTTATTCCTGAGAACTATACGATAGTCGAGCTATTTCGACTCATATATGGAGCAAAACGCGTAATAATGTCTTGGGGGTGTTGTTGTTATTTGAATAGTGTATTCACGAATCCAAACTCAAACGTTCTCGTTCTTGGACATGACGAATATAAATACGAATATGACCAATTCCCTGGTAATCAAATTTATGATTCGGCGTGGTTTCCTGTAAAATCTCGGGTAAAACTCAGTGCTTTGTATTTGGAATCCGAGCTTACAAATAGAGTCAAGGTTATCTTGGATGAAAAAATAAGGGCTTTATTCATATAATGCCTGGCGGAAAGGCATTAATGGGGTATACCGGATTCGTGGGGTCGAATTTATTACAGTTCTATAAATTCGATCATTTTTATAATAGCCGGAACTTTGTGGATGCAGCACACCAATCATTTGATGAATTATTTATATGCTGCATTCCTGCCGTAAAATGGCGCGCCAACAAATATCCACAGGAAGATGCGGATGCGATTGAACAAATACAGTCGATCTTGGAAACAATAAGCGCAAAACGCGTGGTTTTGATTAGTACAATCGACGTATATGACGACGTTGACCGTAAATACGACGAAGATTATGATTGTGATTGGATACATAATCTTGCCTATGGTCGAAATAGATATTTATTCGAGCGGTTTATACAACGGACATTTGATAATCACCATGTTATACGTTTACCGGCGCTTTTCGGAAAGGGTCTGAAAAAAAATGTCATCTATGACCTCATACATGCGAACCAAATCGAGAATATTCCAAGAAATTCCATGTTTCAATGGTATGATTTGAACTGGCTATCACAAGACATCGACCTTATCATAAAAAACGGACTCCGAACGTGTAATTTATTTACAGAGCCGCTTCCTACACACGAAATCTTGGACTTATTCGATCACGATCGAGACGCGTATAATCAAAACAGAACACCAATTGTATATAATTCCAAGACCAAATATTCCGAGGTATTCGATTGCGACGTTCCGGGGTATATTCGCTCACGCTCCGAAGTGTTATGTAGTATTATAAAATTCATTTTGTTTGATAAAATCGATAAATCGAGATTATCTGTTTCGAATATATGCGTCGACCGTGATATGCAATTTCAATTTGCATGTTTGCTCCGACTATACGGCATCTCGCGAGTTCAAGTTGCTCCTACGACGTTAGTAAAAGACGCGGACTGGTCCAAAATAGGCGACCTAGACCTCGGGGTATTTGTAGATCAAGGTCTAACCGTACAATCGTTTCAATCGATTACCTTTGGCAAAGCGGATTTGAATATTTTTCCCAAGAATACCCGGGATCAACTTATGGAGCACCTGAAATGCGTCGTTAAAACTGCGTCAAAACATAAGGTCCCGTTTTTGGTCTTTGGCTGCCCTAGAAATCGTCAGGTTTTACCAGAAATCGAAGATCCAGACACTATTTTTGTAGAGTTTTTCCAAGATCTTGGAAACTATTGTGCAGAATTGGGCGTCATTATCTGTATAGAACCGAATGCCAAAGAATATGGATGTAATTATTTGAATACGATTGAAGAAGTTGGTCGTACTGTTACACGCATCAATAACTCATCAATAAAAATGATGGTGGATATCGGAAATATCATGATGGAGCAAGATGATATTACTAAGATTGCGGAGTATAAAAACGTGATATATAACGTAGATATAGCACAGCCTCGGATGCGTTCATTCGTGGATCCACAAAAACAGCATATTAAATTCCGGGAAGTAATAAATAAACATGTGAATACGAATCGAACCTTGGAAATGCTCGGAATAAAAGACCTTGAACCCCTGAATCGATCATTAGAGAATTTTATTTCGTTATATGGGAATTGATATATTCCAAGACATAATCCTCGAATTCGAAAATCCCGTATATTTTACCGCAATTCACGGTCAAAACCCCGGGCTCGACTTCTTCGATTGTTATATCACGCGAATCTGACGCCGATAGCATTTTGGTTTTCTTGGATAAAAAATACGACACGTATTCGAAATCTTCCAAGAACTTTGGATAGTATCCTTTTACCTTGGATTCCATGTTTTGACGCGCGTATTCAATTTCCTCTTCGGAAACCTCGCATCGGTCGACGCCGACGGCTCTATTTGACGAAATAATAGGTGTGAATTCGACATCAGTAAGTGTGTATATGTTTTGCGAAATATCGCGTGGATAAAGCGAAAAAAACTTACCGTCCATGATAGTAATGGCATCAAATCCGGGATCGTCGTTCAACTTTTTATATAACAACGAAATCGTGAGTTCGTATTTATAGTCTTTCTTGGATAATTCGAGTTGATTATAAGTACAATCTAGTAACAAGTCACAAGCAAAATCACGTGCATATGATCCATATTCGCTGGTTTTCTTACATTTTACCAAGATTTTACCATTCGCGTCCCTGGAATATCCTTCGAATTCCGTGTTTTTATGAATACGCGTGTTTTTTAAACAGTCTTTCAAAAACTTCTTGGATTTTTCCGAATGAATCACTTGTTCGCCCGTAGAAATCATATTCCCCGACACGTTTTGAAACTCGGTATTTGGAACTTCACCAAAGGCAAACCCTTCGCTTCTATAAATACTCACATAGGTTTGATAATCCAATATAGAATTCTTGGAAATAAAGTAATAATTGCGATCGATAACATCGATACATTCGGGGTATTCGCGCGAAAATCGGTAGAAATTATCTTTACACATGGACCGTGTATCAAAATCGCGACAATAATGGTAGCCCAGATGTAAACGATTTTGGTTATAATACGAAGAATTATCGAATATATCCGACTGTTTCTCAATTAAAACCACATTATAACGATCTTGTAGGATCCTGGCAATATGACATCCATACCACCCCCCGCCAATTATAATAATATCTTTAATCGGTAATGTTGCCGGCATATATTATCTATGTACAAACAAACTAAAACGTTACCATAAATAATAGTATTATAATATTATTTCAGAACTGTATCATAAACGGTAATACTCCGATACTATTGGCGAAACCCTAGATTCTCCGAGCTATTCGGATTTTCCGGGAATTCTCTGGGGGAAAAACGGTTCTGGACATTTCACTGGACAAACAAAATGTCCAAAGTGAAAAAATTGGTCCGAAAATTTCATAAAAAACGGAAAAAAGCTGTTGGAGCCAGTTGGTCATATCGGCTTTTTAACCTTGAAAACTGTCACTGCATATTTTTTCGAGGGACCGGTCATGCGTATTTAGGAACTAAATCATGTCTTTTTATATGGTAATGAAAAGACCAGATTTAGTTCATAAAGTTCCGACGATTTTCGAGTGTACATACTGTCACTATAGTACGTCACGTAAGAGTCAATATGAAAGACACCTAGCAACTGATAAACATAAAAAGACCGAAAAAGACCAAAACCCAGTTCCGGTAGTTCGGGAGAGCTATACGTGTGCATGTTGCAGGTTCAGTACTGCACATAAGACGAAATACACTACGCATCTGAATACCGAGAAGCATAGGCGTCTGAATACGGCGGAAAACGTGAGCTTGGTTCCAGTGGAAACCTCCAAGTCGGATACAATGATTTATGAGATCCTCATGAAATTGGCGACGTCGACATGCGCCTTGGAAGCCAAGGTCGCCGAGTTATCGCAATCGAATACGATCAATAATACTGTGAATAATACGGCGAATACGATCAACGCGAATACCACGAATAATAATAACATAACCGTGAATATGTTCTTGGAACAATATTGTAAAGATGCGATTACGATCCAAGATTTCATACAGTCGATTCAGACAACCAATGACGATGTTTTGTATTTGACGAAACACGGAAATAAGGAGGGTGTGACGAAAATAGTGACCTCCGCCTTGGATCAATTAGCGATCACCGAGCGTCCGATTCATTGCACGGATACAAAACGGCATACGACATACATAAAAGACACAGAGGGTTGGAACAAAGAGAAATCGCAGGATTATTTGAAGCGTCTATGTAATGTAACACAGCATAAATGCATGAAAAATGCCATGGAAATCTTGGAATCGAATCCGAATTATAGTATCAATGGAACACCCGAATACGAAGAACGTATCCGAATGATGGCGGAAGTAACGACTTATGCAAACGAGGATGCGATTCTACGACAAATTGAAGAGCGCGCGACGCTGAATAAGGAGATTATCCAAGATGCGGTTATACACCTTTGAAGATTATGAAAGGCAACGTTATCGATAAACTAATATTATTTGAAAGTGCAAATAATATTATTGATAAGCACGCGCTTTAATACAAACAGAATGAACAAGCTTTCTTAACATTTGGTTGGATCAAAGCCAAACGCACCGACATATCAAATAGCCGTTTAAAGTTTTGTTTTTGTGTTTCGTCGGTAGGATTAAGTTTATAATGATCCATGATATAATCATAGAGTCCGTTCAATTGGTTATACAAGTCTTCGGGAGTCATCTTTTTGGCACCGGGAGACATTATCAGATCGGTGAGAAGTAAGACAATTTCGGGAATATCATATTCGTCGATTTTTCCGTCTTTCATGATGTCCTTGAGAGTTTTATCGATACGTATGTGAAAAGCGACAAGATCGTTGGATGACATTTATATTATTTTCTCACGTTGGTAAATGTCATCTTTCGTATTATAAATATGGTTTATGTGTTTATTTTATTAGTATTGTAAATTATATAATGATATTCTATGATAGAAATAAATCATGTATGTTCGCTCGGCGGACTATGTCATAGCGCTCAAATTTTAAAACGTAACAAATTAAAAGTATGTTCTTACCCATTTGATTGGATTTTTTCAAACCCGAATATGGTAATAGACTGCATAGAAGATGGGTTTGCAAAATTCTTGGATAAATCTTATTACATTAATGTACCATCGTTGAAATGTAAGCATTCATATTACAGTCAGGGTATTACATTTAACCATCATAATCCATTAAAGAAAAAAAAACATTATGATTATTATATTAGATGTGTTGACCGATTTAAACAATTGTTACAATATCAAGAACGTCGTAAGTTATTTATTATGACGATTCCCAATATGGGTTGCATGAATGATGATATCAAAAACAATATTATTGAATTTAATAATAAATTATCGAAACATACATTGAATTATACATTATTGACGATTTTACATATTCATAGCGGATCTCAGCGACACGAATCTACATATCACGACAATATTCATTTCTTGGAAATACATACAATATCAAAAACAGATGGCTCGGAATTTTCTGATATGAGTGACACGGTTTATTTTGACAGTATTCTAAAAACCACCTATAATTTCAATATTCTAACAGATAAATATATCAACAAATAATAGACGAAATGGTGGCGGGTAGTATATTACCGGTTGCAATACATAAAAACAAACTCTATTTTCTATTCGGCAAAGAAAACCCGATGGAGAATAGTTCCAAGGGGTTTTCCGATTTCGGAGGTGGAGTGGAGCCAGGAGAGACAGTTGGAGGAACCGCGGCGCGCGAAGGCGCAGAAGAATTGGGTGGGTTTTTAGGAAACCCGGGGAAAATTCGTAAACTTATGAAGGAAAACGGCGGGTCATACAAAATCACACATAACGATTATCATGTGCATATTTTTCGCATGAATTACGACCCCAATTTACCGGAGTATTATAATGCAAATCACCGTTTTTTATGGGATCGTATGGATAAAACGTTACTTAATAAATCGAAATTATTCGAAAAGATAGAAATAGATTGGTTTAGCGCGGAAGATATGAAAAAACGTCGTAAAGAATTTCGCGAGTTTTATCGCGTTATTGTGGATAAAATCTTGGGCGAACAAGGACGTATCAAATCCTTTATGAAAAGGCATAATGCGTTATTTGGAGGTAAGCGAAAAACACGCAAACACTCGCGTAAAAATAGGAGAACCATGAAAGTATAATATTTTGTATGTATATATTATAAGGTTTAATGAGTGGTCGTAGAGTCAGAGTTGATGTTAGTGCAGATACCGTCAAAGATTTAAAAGATTACAACACCGAAAATTGTAAAAAAACTGTTATGATGAACATCCGAATGCAACCGTTGCTGACCAACCTGCTATACTCGAATGTATAAAAACAAATTGTGCTATAGCAGGAGGTCGAAACCGTAAATCAAGAAGAAATTCGCGAAAAAACAAACGTAGTAAAAGAAAGAGCCGGAAAACGGCAAAATCCAATAAAAAACGCTGATACCCTTGACTGATTTATTATATAAATATCTCTCCATATAATAAAATGTCACTGTTATCGCATGCGGTAATTCACGAAACTATTTCACAAAATGGTAAGGTAATTAAAAATTTGGATGCAGATACAGTTTCTTCTGGCGATTTAAATCATTCAAATTTTGTTACCAAAGGGGAAATAAATGGTAAGCCTTTCGTAATAACCAATGTAAAGGGTATCCT